TGGTATCCGTCCGCGATGCGAAATTCGCGCATGAGGATCGCGGCAAGCTCGGTTGTGCCCATGCCTTGCGGGTCGTTCATACCATCCCCCGCGTCAAGTTGCTCATGTCGAGTTTTTGCGCCTTCGCGGGGGCCTCGTAAGCCACCGCCATCAAGCCGAAGGCGTCAGCGCCATGCGATGCCCAATCGTGCTCAGGGCCTAGCCCTACGCCCCGCGCTTCGTCTTTCTTCTCGTGATACCAGCCCAGCGCATCACGCCCGGGCTTCGTCGTCGCCCCATTGAACCATATCTGCGGGAACACGCGCCGCACCGCCTCGATGCGCGCCGACCGCGCCCCGGCATTGCCCGAACCCTCGCCGCGCAGCGTCGTCACGTCCCAGCCCGCGTTTCGGAATGCGCTTTGCCAGCTTCCCGGATTGGCACCGCTCTCAGTCAAACCATCATGCGGGAGAAACACCTTCGCCGCGTCATAGCCCCGCTTGCGCAGCCATGCGAAATGTTCCGCCGCGGGCTGGCCGTCAGTCTCGTAATAGTCCAGCACCCGAATTTCGCGCGCGACGAACTGGCAAACCCACATGACGAAAGCATCGGCCTTGGCCCCGCTGCCGCCTAGATCGCAATAGACGCGCTTGGCCAAGTTCGGATCAGCCGCGACATTGCCGATACGTCCCTGCGCTTTGGCGTCCGCGAGATGCTTGGCGAAATAGGCCCCCTCGGCAACCGTCACGTAATCCCCGTTCCAGATATGCTCGTATTGCTCCGGCTGCATCCTCAGGCAGTCCAGCCGCTCTTGCTGAAGCTCGGCGGGAAACCACGGGTTGTCCGACCAGTTTGCATCGACCACCGCCGCACCTGTCGGCAGTTCGTCGCCGGTGAACATCACGTCCACGGGATCGGTCTTGCGACTGCGGTTATATGACCACCACAACTGCGAACCGCTGGCGCGCATCGTCGGGCGCAGCAGGTTGATCGAACGCGCCGTGGCCGTGTGCGCTTCCTCCCACCATGACCGCTTAAAGCCCTCCAGCGATTTTATGCTGTCGGCGGTGTAGTTGTTCATCCCCTTGTAGATTATAAGCCCGTCGCCCGGCGTCTGCGTGCAATCCTCGAAGCACTTGAAGCCGTCCGCTTCCCGCAGCCCCATCCCGGCAATCTTTCCTTCAATCAGCAGCTTTGCCGACTGTGCCAAGTCCTTCTGCACCTCGCGGATGCAAACCGCGCGCAGACCTTCGCCCGCGCTGTTGCCCGGTTCAGCCAAGGCGTCCTCGACCATCAAACCGCCGAAGAAATGCGACTTGCCCGAACCACGCCCGCCGCGTGCTACCTTGTCACGCGCCGGTGCCAGCAAGGGCAGGAATACCCTAGCCGTGGGTATTTGCAGGATCGACAATCACACGCTCCACCCGATCGACCGTGAGCCTTCCGCTCAATTCAACTGCCTTGCTGTCCGTCCAGTCCTGCCTGCGTCGATTCAGCAGCCATTTGTAAGCCGCGACCGGATCGCCTGGGATATAGGACTTGTAGCGCACCGCCTCAAAGCCCGCATCGGTCTTGACTATCTTTTCGAGCTGAACATGCTCGCCGGTCGCGCGGCGATACAGGCTGTCGGCCACTTCGGCGTCGGCTTTGATCTTGCCTGCACGAATGGCCTCTAAAAATTCGCTGTGCTCATTCTGCCAATTGTAGATCGTTGCGGTGCAAACGTCGAAAAACACGGCCAACTCTTCGTCGGTCGCGCCTAGGAGGCAGAGCTTCCGGGCTTGTTCGGCAAAGAGCGGATCATACTTGCTTGGCCGACCTACCTTGTCGGGTCCGAGCGGCACAATGTCCTGTGCCATTTTGCCCTCGCTTACCCGCTTAGCCGTGGCGATGGGCGGATTATCGTGATGGGGGAAGGCGCATTACACGCGGCTTAGTGGTTTGCTTACATATTGCCGTTAGACAGTCAAGCGCCGATCTCGGCTGCGATGCGGATACCGGCCATGCGAATATCGAGGAGCGCGCGGTCATATGCGAATTTGGTCGGTTCGAAACGCACGACGCCCCTGCGCTTTACGGGGGCCGCGCCGTGCTGGCTTGCCGCGTATTGGCTTAGGGTGCGGTCATCGACCGCGATTGCCCGTGCAACGTCCGTCAGGCTGCCCAGGGCGCGTTCGAGGCGTGCTAGTTCGATTGCTACCCGCACGGCGCTCGGCGGTATGTCTGAGCCGATGCCACGTGGCGTCATGTCCAAGCTGTCGCGGATCGGTGAGCGTTCATCGGCGATCGCCACGTCACGGTAGCGTTTCAGGCCGTCGAACTGGCGCTGGGTGATCTTGTGCTCGGCGAACAGGGTATCAATGACCGGGGTGCGGCGGTAGGCCATGCCGGTGCGGCGCCATGTGCCTTGCGCCAGCTGTTCCGGCGTGGGCATTTCGGCAAGCGGTTGCGGCTTTTTCTTTCGGCGCGCCCCGGCCATGGTTCAGACGACAGGTGCGAACGCGGTCAGCTTTGCGTCGGTTGCGGCGATGCTGTCCTGGATCGGCTGGAGCGTGGTGGACAGGTCAGCGTTGGCCTGAGCGAGCGCGGTGGCATCGGCATTGGCCTTGGCGAGCACGCGGTCAGCGGAAGCATTGAGCGAGGCGATGGCAGCGTTGACGGAAGCGATGTCGGCCATGAAGATGATCCAATCGAGCTGTGTTGAGTTACGAAAGTTGCCGGTGATGGCGAGCCATAGGAGGCGGAGATACGTGACCATCGCCGGGTGTTTTACGCCTGTGTGGCGGGCTTGGCAAGGGCTCACGCATCCCCCGGAAAGCTGATCGTGCCACCAGCGGCTTTGATTGGGGGCCTATATACTTAACTAGCCAAACTTGACCGGCAGAACAAGAGGTATTATGATACCGCAATGGACATCACCGTCGCTTCACCATCTGCCGATGAGATCGGAAAGCAAATAGCCCTTGCCATCGCGGGCGCGGAACACGTCCAGTGCGTGATACGCCAGAATGACAAGGTCTATCGGCTTAGCTTGGTAACCCTCGATGAGGATGAGCCGCCTACTTGAAGTTTGCGTTGCTTTCGATGTGCTGCGCGAACTTCACGGCCACGAACCTAGGGTGATTTCCACAGTGGTTACAGGGCGGGAAGGTCTTCCCGTAAACGCATGTCACTTCATGTTCGACCGCATGTTCTCGGTCGTGAATGACGCGGTAAATGCCCGAATGCTCGACCTTGTCGCCGGGCTTGTAAATTTTCTGACTCATAGCAGATTGCTCCTAGTTGGTCGCAATCGCCTTGACTTCAGATACCATCCGGGTAGAATTTCCGGGCTTTAAAGGCGCTGTCCACCGGCGATTGCATTCGTGGTGGCGGTCGGGGGGTGGGTCGGCAAAACCCGCCCCCTTTCCTTGTCAAGAATCGCTTTAGCGGTTTGCGCGCTGAGAGTCCCGACTGCTGCGCTTCTTGCCATTCCTGCGTGAGTTCTTGAATAGTGGATCGGGCTGCACCCGACATTTCAGCAAGTCCCCTTTGCGTGAGATAGGACATGCCGTTTTCGAGAACGCCCATCTCCACACCGGCAACGACACGTTCAACCTCAACGCCGAGGTCGAGAACGCCCTGCCTAGTGGTGGCCGGAGTTAGAGCCTTCCCAGTGGCCATCTTATTGATTCCTTTGGTAAAAGAGGTGGCCGGAGTTATCATTGGGGACTTATATAGATGAGTGACGATTTTTGTTGACAGCGCCGAAACGGTCGTATAGTTATCGACTTATCGGGAGGCAATCGAGTATCCCGGCCCGTCAGAAAGGCAAAGTGATGACCGAAGCACAAGCCACCTACCTCACCACCCTCTGCAACCAAATTCTGGCTGTCGAAATCACCCGGCAGTGCAAGATTACACGTATGAGCAACCCCCCGCAGGTTCTGGCTGGTCTGCACACTCAGGCCCGCGAACGCCTCGCCGGAATCGCGAGTGGCGAATATCTGGTGCGCGGTGCTTCCAACGCTATCGAGACCAGCAAGTCCGACCTCGCCCGCGCTCGTCGCTTGGCCGCTTGAGAGGAGGCTGAAATGATCGACCTTTACGCCACCTGTCGCGCCATTCAGGACTATCGCTCCGACCTGGCCGATCATCATGGAGTCGAAGGCCAGTGCGCCTTCGTCTATGAAGGTGCATGCCACGACATTATCGCCGGGAAATATCCGGTTACTGACCCGATGGGCGAAGAGATGGCGCGCTGGGCTGAAAAGCGCGGCTTGCTTATCCGCTGAACGCCAAAGAGGCTGGATGCGCGAACATCCAGCCTCCCCGTCAGAAATCGCCAGCCCAATCGCAACCAAGTTACTTCGTGCGGCGCTGAGATCAGAAAGCACATTTTCATGAGCAAGTCCACCATCAGCCTGTTGCAGCTTTTCAAGCTGTTTCCCGATGATGCTGCCGCGCGCTCCTACTTTGAAGCGCAGCGCTGGCCGGGCGGCCCTGTCTGCCCCGCCTGCGGCGAAGCCAAGCGCATCTGGCACAATCAGAACCGACCAGGCTACTACCGCTGCAATGCGGACAAGCTGGTCTTTACAGTTTGCACCGGCACAATCTTTGAGCGCCAGAAGGTGGGGCTGCGGGGCTGGATCGTTGCGATGTATTTGCTTGTCACCGCGCGAAAAGGCATCAGCAGCGTCCAGATCGCCAAGGAAATCGGCGTCACTCAGAAGACCGCATGGTTCATGCTTCAACGGCTGCGCGAAGCCTGTGGCAACGATCCCTCCGAAATGACGAAGAAAATTCTCGCGGCGCTGGACGCGATAACCGCGAAAGTCTTTGCCTATCAGCCCGCCGACAAGGCGAAGTGGGCCAAGTCTGCGAAACCGCAGAAAACCGGGACGAAAGATGATGATAGTCACTCATCTATATAAGTCCCTTTGATTGCGGCGCGGAGATCGCACGCGCGCTGCTTTGCAGCTTGGGTTGGTTCGGGCATGTCAGTCTCCTATGGGGTGTTGCGTGCGGTGGATAAAGCGCTGGCGTTCGGCTTCGTGGCGCTCCAAATCGGCCTTGGCGCGGCGGTTTGCGACCTCGCGGACAGGCTCAAGCGCGGGGTTGTCCTGCCAGTCGATCACCCATTGCACGTCCTCGCGGTTAAGCCGGGCATTACGGTAATCGCACCAGCCTTGCAGGTTGTCGCCAGCAGCGGGGCAGGCGCGGTCGTATTCGTATTTCATGCCAGCACCATGCGGCCATCGGCGTCCGTGGTGAGCCAGCCCGCGCCCAGCCCGATCTTGCGCAGTGGCTCAATCATGGTGTCCACATCGGCTTGCGTCATGGGAGGGGGGGGATCGGGAACGTAAGCCGGGCGCTCAATTCGCGGCGCGGACGAGGCGGGCGGAGCTGGTTCCGGGCGCGGGATATATTGGTCGGTTCGCGGCATCGCGTATTCCAGGATCGTCGGCACGATGTGGGCATGGTGCGTGCAGGTTTGGCGCGCAAGTTCGGCTGCGTCGCGAAACAGCGGTTCGGGCAAGTCCCGCACCATTTTGACCGCGACCATCAACCAATCGTCGGCTTCATCCGGGCGCATGCCAACCGGGCGAACCAAGGCG